TGTCCGGCTTTCTGTCCGGGAGCTGACGCGGTCGTTTACCGCCAAGCTGCTGCAGGGATTTCAAATGTGAGGGAGGAGGTCCGCCGGACCCGGCGTTCCGTTTCCTGTCTGAATGACAGCCCTGCGCCGGACCGGCGCGGGGCTGCTTTTCTTGGGTGGAAGCGGCGGAAGACTGTGGGGATGCTGCCTTTCCGACAGGAGCTGCCGGGAAGGGAGCTGAAATCCTGGAGGGCCGGTTGGAAGCACCCGGACGCTGCGGCCCGCTGGCCCATGCGCCCGCCTCCAATCAAGCATAGAAGGCCGCCCTTGTAGGTGCCCGGGACCGTTTCTCAAACCGGAAGGGTGCCATGATCCACCCCGGTATGTTACCGAAAAAGACTGCGGCTCCGCATTTTGGGGTTTCCATTTTGGGAAAATTGGGCTATGATGAAACAAAATGGGCCCCGATACCAGCACAGGGCAGAAAGGCGTTCCTATGGATATCAAACAGTTGTATTATTTTACGGCGGTGGCACAGGCGGGCAGCTACTCCAAGGCAGCAGAGAGTCTGGCAGTGTCGCAGCCCACGCTGTCCGTCACGGTCAAAAAACTGGAGGAGGAGCTGGGTGTTCAGCTCTTTTACGCCTTCAACCGGGAGCAGCACCTGACCGACGAGGGTCTGCGCCTGTGGACCAAGGCCAAGCAGATCCTGGACCTGTATCAGGAGACGCTGGACGATATGAAGACCACCAACAAAAACAGCTCCGGCAAATTCACCCTGGGCCTCTCTCCGCTGTTCGGCGCCTGCTTTTTCGGTGACTTGATCCCCAATTTCTCCATGGAGTATCCCAATATTGAGATCAAGATGATTGAGGACGGCGCCTACCGCATCGACCAGCGGATCGAGCGCGGCGAGGTGGATATCGCCGTCACGCTCAATTCCAAACGCCTGTCCTCCTTTGCTTACTGTCATTTTTCCACCCAGAGGAACGTGGCGCTGCTTCACAAGAGCCACCCGCTGGCGAAGGAGCCCTCCGTCACGGTCTCCCAGCTCCGGGATGACTCTTTCGCCATCTTCAATCAGGACTTCATTCTCCACGAACAGATCGTGGACGCCTGCCATGCGGCCGGTTTCCGGCCGAAATTCGCCCTGCTCAGCTCCCAGTGGGATTTCATGGTGGAGCTGGTGTCAAAAAACCATGCGGTTTCCATCCTGCCCAAGCCGGTGCTGGACAAGCATCCGGATCCCAACGTGTGCTGCGTGCCCATGAGCGACAGCATGAAATACTGGGACATCGTGCTGGCCTGGAACAAGGACAAGTATATGCCGAAAGCCTGCGCGCTGTTTCTGGATTACTGCAAGCACCATCTCCCGCCGGATGACCTTTAAGACGGGTATTGAAGCGAGCTATTATTTTTTATAATAGAAGCATCCAATCCAGTCCCCACGCCACTTTTAGGCCACAGGTGTAGGAGTAGTCAAGAAATAACCGGCTCTCCTACACCTTTTTCGACCTCTAATCACTACTTATGGATCTGCGCAAGTGCTTCTTTCAGCTTGTCAAATCCGAACATTGCCGCATAAGCCACCATGAACGCGAGGACCACTGCGGCAAACACCATATACCACACAACGGCGATCCCCTTGATGGAACAATATGCAAAGAAAGCGCCGAGCGTCAGCACCAGCGAAACGATCATCGCCAGAGCATTCGTCGGCAGCTTGTCCCAGGTTACTTTCTTGAGTACCTGTACCACAATGTTCGTCAGCACCACCAGCACGCCAATGATGCTGATGATGACAGACCAGTTCAGTACACTCTCCATATTCTTTTCCTCCTGTTATCCAGCCCCGTCTTCGGGCGGAGTAGAGTTTCCCTTGTCAGGCCATGAGTTGTTCTTGCTCAGGTTTTCAAACAGCGCCTTGAGACCGTAGATCAGCACCACGCCGATGATCTCCTTGAGCGCGACCTGTGACAAGGCCTCTGCGATCTGCTCCCGTCCGAGCAATGCAAGGATATAGCTGCACCATACCCATGCAAGTCCGTTGAGAATGCAGACCCACACGATAATCTTCATCGTGGTGACCTTGAACCCTGCTTTGGAAGAAGACGGGGGGTCCTTTTCAGGAACACCCCCATCCCCCTCCAAAATATCAGTGAACGGTTCTGCTTCTTTGCAGGCTTTCATTTTCTCGGAAAGGCCGATGCCCCACCTGCTCACAGCGCCGCCACCTCCTTCTTATCCTCATCCTGAAGGAAGTCTCGTTTCTTCAGCCGGACCTTATACACCTCTCGAATGTTCTCAATGGCAATTTCCGCGCGGCTGTTTGGATACTCAGGGTTCTTTTCGCAATAATGCTCGTACTTGTCGATATACCCAAGTACCTCTACGAATTCTTCCTTCGTATGACGGATCGGACGAAGCAGCTCATTGTTAAAGCGAAGGATCGCTGCCCGCCAGTCATCGGCCCGGCCTTGATCATCCGTTTTGATATGTGAGTCCAGCTTTTTCTCGATCTCGTCGAGGCGCTTTGAAATGTCAGCATTGATCGCCTTGCCAATGGCTTTGGCGAGTGCTGACCAGGGGTTGATTTTGACGGGGGCGATTTGCACCAGGGTCATAAGGATCAGGAGCAGACCGCCCCCGCCGGCTAAAATCTCTTGAATAGTCACATCTCAATCCTCCGGTGCGTTCATTCTGCCTTGAGCATGGCGATGAGCTCCTGATACTCGCTTTCGGTCAGCTTGCCGGCTGCGAAGAAAATGTCGATCTTTTCCTCAAGGCCGTTGGTCTGGCCTCGCTCGATCATGCGCTTCAGAGTGCGATACAGCATAGTCGTTTTCCTCCTTTCTCAATTATTCCGAGAGACCCAGCTCAAGCAGGGTCAGTCGGTATTCGTGATCCACGATCATCGCGTCCGTATCCTGGACGATGGAGTCTGTGTTTTTCTGAGCGCGGAACAACGCATCGTTACTGCGGTCGACCTCGTTGTCCTTACCCTTTGCAAGGTAGGTGTCGTAGTTCTCCCGCACGCTGGCAGCAAGTCCGGGCCAACTCTCGACCTCAACGCAGTATTCGTCATACTGGAACCCGTCAAGGCCTTCCTTGTCCTCGGCATCCTTAGCGATCTTGCACGCCTCCACATTCTGGTAGAGACGGACAAGACTTCGTTTGGTACCGGGGATCTCTTCCACAGTAAAGCTGCCGGGGTTGACCATTCCCTGTACTTTCATGAAAATCACTCCTTTTTATGCCGCCTGGTATGGCGGATATAATGCCTGAAGTCTTCTGCACTCCTTTCGGACGACTTTCTTCAGTGCAAACATCGTCTTGGGCTGATAGTGCCTGTCCAAAACCTGCTGATGATTGCATTTGCGAAGCTGTCCGAGCCGTGAGATCAGCCCTGAAGCCCTCTTGAACGAGATGACTCGGTTCCTGTCTCGCCGGTAGTAGTAAAGATGAAGCGATTGCTTGAGCCGGAATAGATTGTGCTTTCGCAAGATCGTGTAACCGTGCCCGAATCGGTATCCCAGAGCTGATGGTAAGCGCGGACGGCGGTGCCGCTGCTTTTTCTTCGGCAAAGCCTGATGCGCTCTTTCGACCTTGGGCGTAAACCCGACGCGGAATATCTGCCAGTTACCTTTGATCTTCATTCCGATCTCGGCAAGCCACTTCTTGATATCCTCCAGCAGCTTCCTCAGCTTTCGCTTGTTGGAACCGAAGATCGTGAAGTTGTCCATCTGCCGCAGATAGTGTGATACGCCATACTGCTTTTGATGGATCATCAGATCTAAGGGCTGGAGTGTCAAATGGAGAAACCATGCGGAGAAGAATGCGCCGATGAGGACTCCGTATTCCATAATGGCGTCGCACAGCCAGAGCGTTTCGGTGTCCTTGAACACCCGCTTCAAGGCTTCAATGACATACGGCGGATCAAGCTCCTCAAAGCAGTGGTAGATGTCGCACTCACAGCAATACTTCGTGCCCTCCACATCGTTCTTCATCCACTTCTTCAATGCCTTGACGCCATAGGAGTTCCCTCGGCCAGGGACGCTTGCGATGCAGTACCGGTCCATGCTCCGCATAATGTGCGGGATCATCGGCTGCACAACAGCGTGGTGAACATATTGGTCCGGCCACAGAAGCGGCTCGTTGATGTCTCTCCATTTGCCTTTGCCGCTGTCCGCGTTGCGGTCCCAGCGCCGTCGCTTGAGGGGCGGGTGCATGTGCTCGTCTCCGTCGACCAAACCTTGGATGAATGCTCGGAGCTTCTCCACATATTCATCCATATTATTTTCGATCTCAATGACCTTTTTGTTCAGGCTGTGATTGCCGTTTCGCCGATGGCCGGCGTTCACTTCCCGAATTGCCAGACGAAGGTTTTCGTCTGATATGATCTCTTTATAAACTCGAACTCGTTTCATCAGGGATGTTTTTCCTCCTTGTAGCCTCACAACCGTTCCAGCGCCGCGGGGTGTTCCAAGGCGAGACCTGGCCCGAAGTGTACTAAGCTGTGTCCTGTCGGCTTTTCTTCAGCAAGTGCTGTGCGGTCAACCGTGCGATATAGAAAGGGTGAGGAACCCCTACTACCAAATGGAGGGTTAGCCTGTGGCTTAGCAAGGATGCGACAGCCGATGTTGTCGTTCGAGTTCGACGTTCTGTTGTAGTTGACGTAGAACGGACCGTGATTCTGGTTCTGGTTATAGTTACCGCCATGGTACAGGCACGGGTTACTACCGTTGAAGTTCCAGTTATCCGGGACCATCGTCTGCTGCACAGTTGACCCCAAATGTAAAATTATTGTTTTCTTAAAAATATCAGTGAAATGCAAGGGGAAGGGGCTGCGGCCCCCTCACCCCTGCACCCCTACCTCTTCAGGGGAACAGTCACGCCGCCTTTGGCGGGCGTTCCTGGAGGCGACAGCCGATGTTGCCGCTCGAGCTCGACGCTCTGTAGCAGTAGACGTAGAACGGACCGAGATCCTGGAACTGGCCATAGCTACCGCCATGGTACAGGCACGGGTAACTACCGTAGAAGTACCAGTAATCCGGGACATAGGTCGTTTGACTGCCGTTTGCTGCGCTCGGGAACAGTGCCCATTCAAGACCGCTTGCTGTCGGAATGGTGAAGTCGGACGGATAGCCCGAAGAGGGCGTGCCGACCAGCGTGCCATTCGCACTGTCGCTGAAGTTGTTGGGATTGCTGATGACATTCAGGCCGTTATTGTTGTAATAGCAGCCGTCCATCCAGTCATAAACATTGTCCCACCAGCCTTCAATATTGCGATACTGCGTGAAGCCGTAGCTGTCGCGGCTTGCCGCGGTCGTACCGGTGTGATAACCCATCGCGTCGGTCTGACCGTTGTTCATCTTGGAACCGTTCGTAGAGCAGCCTCTGCCGATGCGCTCGCCGTTCCAATCGGCAAACTCCACGAGGAACAGCATGTTCACATACCAGAACTGAGCGAAATCCATCTGCCAGAAGTTAGCGCCGAGGTTATGGATGCCGGTTCTCGCCTGGCTTCTCGTGATGTTTACCTGCTGTGCGGCGCCCGTGGTGGACTTATAACCGCTGGCG